TACTTGGGGGACGTCAGAATAAAGTAAGGAAACAAGGTGTAGCAAAAGCGTTACGCACATTTGGTCGTGCGGTAAAGCCACTTGGAAAAAATCTTAAACCAGTTAAAGCTGCATTGGCTGCACGCGCAGTAAGGGAATTAGAAGGTGATATGCCTATGGCTCAAGCAGAAGTTGTTGGTGGTAAAATATCACGTATGAAAAAAGCTAAAAAATGGACTGATTATGCAGAAAATACTGCATACAAAGCTCTAGATTTAGCACAAGCAGCTAGATCTGTTGGCGGTGCAAAACCCAAGCGAACAAATGCACGCGCTGTAGTTGTTAAAAAGGTCATGGCTGAAAAAGGTCTTTCCATGATTGAAGCAAGTAAATATGTAAAAGCTCATAATCTCTATTAAGTAAATAATCAAGTAAATTAAGTTAACACAATAAATACATGGAATATCTCTAGGTGAGTACAGATTTAACGCGCCACAAAAAAAAATAAAATCTGTAGATGGTTCAAATCCGTCATATTCTAAAAAAAATATAATGATATTATATGCCTACTTTTATAAGGAAAGAACCATTTGAGTTAGGAAATACGGCGAGAGCAAATAAAAAAGTAAGAAAATTATTATTAGAATCCAATAAATCTAGTGGAATTATGGGAACACCAGTAGCAGATGCTGATAGCTTTAAAAAAGCAACAGATATGTTAGAAACAGTAGAAACTAATATAGAAACATATATCCAAGATGTAATTGCTAATTTAAATGGCCCAACACAATATGCAGTGAGTACAGAAGCGTTTAGAAACAAGATAGTCACATTAAGAAAATTAGTTTATTCTCCAAAATTTTCACTCAACTTGATACCGTTAGATGATGTCCAAAAATTAAGGAATTATTTGCAGTCTTATCAAAATTTTTCTGGTAATTTAGTAGATATATTAGAGGACAATCCTGGTGTAGCTGATGATCTATTAGAGGATATAAATTTTGTGTATGAATATATGAAAGACATAATAAAGTATCTAAAAATTAGGATAGATATATACGATTCAGGTGTGACACAACCTGTAACAATGAAAGGTGGTTGTTGTTTACAATATGATTTAGGACAACCATTACGAAATTCAAGTATGTATCAGACACAGAGATATTTATTTCCAGAATATAATAAATTATAAAAATTTTCAAGAGGGTTCAGGAATAAGTTATAATATATATAACATATTCCAATAGGGTCTTAAAAAATTGTAAAAATATTATTCTAATTCTTTAAGAATAAAACATTCATCATCGCTGAATACACATCGTGGATAATTGCGAACGAATGTAACTGATCTTCCGTTCATTTTCTTTAGTTTAGCAATTTGTTGTTTATTTAATCCTAGGTAATCCATGCAAAGATAATTAAGAACACGTTTTCCAGCACAAGATGGAAATACGGTAATAGTATGGGCTTCATTTAGAATCATTTTAGTAGCATTACCGGCACACAAAGCGTGTGAAGTTATGAGACAAGTAATATTAAAATGGCGACCAATTTGGAGACATTCGTCCATAATTTTTTGGATTTTTAATTTAATTATTTTATTAGAAACACAGTCAGTGTCATCAAATACAATACACGAATCTTTAAAATCACTTGCACCAATAGGTTCATTCATAAACATGGGTTCATTGATTTTGATACGTTTTAATCCTTTGACTTTGTCTAGAGTAGGACAATCTGGTAAACTACTAAAGACAAAAATATCACGTTTAGGGTATGCTTTTTTGTATGATTTAAGATATTCAGCAACTTTCCAGGATTTACCAGCACCAGAAGCACCGCTAAAGTATTTAACTTCGCGTTCAGTTTTTTTGTTGATAGCTGGTTCAAATACTGTTTCCCCTCTTAATTTAATAGAATTAAAACCTCCTTCTACAGGTTTAGACGCCATGTATAATACTTTTTTACCAGCTTGTGCAATTGGAATACCTCCATCATTTTCGTCATAACTTAAATAACCAGAAGATTCTGTCATTAATATATATACATATATTTTATCCAAAAAATTAACCAATTTTCCTTAACAATAGTTTAGCAACTGGGTTAATTTTAAAGCGTAGATATTCAATCATTTTTTCACAGTGTGCACGATAATTACGTTGAGTCATTTTGTCAAAACTCAAAATTTTATTTTTTGCGACAACACTAGTCAGAGATAAATTTTCTTTCAACATTTGAAGGTTGTTCATAATAGTGTCAAAAGGTATAACATGTTTTTCAGTGAGTAATAACAACAAATCTAAATCATTAGCAACTTTGTTCATAAGACCATATTCAGAATTAAATAATACTTCTAATTTTTCTAATTTAGAATCGTTAGGATTTTTGAGTGAGATAATAGAATATAATCTCTTTAGTGATTTCATTGTATTTTTATGTTTATACTTTTCAATGTCGTTAGCAAGTTCTTTAATAATATTTTTGTTATCATCTTGTGTCTGTTTATATATGTAATTTTCAGATACTTCAGCGAATCTGTTTCCAATAGGTATAACAAAATCTAATTTGATGATGGTGTCATCTTGCAGAGCTTTAGCTAATGTATATTTTTTACCATCCGCTAATGTAACGTAACCTTTCGTAATGTCTTCTGGTTTCCAACGTAGTATAAACAAATCACGAATAAGTTTAACACGGTCTTCCCCTGTAGCGTGTAATATAGCATTTTTCTGTGATTGAGAAATCAGGGGATTTTTGAGATAAGAAGTGAGGTCGTCTTCATCAAAATCGTACACAAGACGGTGATCTAGTCCAGCTTTGAAATCCATAAAATAGTAATTATGTTTAGGAATAAGTCGCATTACATTTTTAAAATGGTTTGCTAAAGTCTGTGCGCGACCACGTAATTGAGTCATAATGTCATAATCAGATGTAAATAACATTCCACGTTTCTGGTTGCTTCCAATTAATTTGAACTTGCCGTGGACAGCAAACTTTTCAACAAGATGACTAATCTTGGTATTAAGCATATCAACTGTCTTATCACCCATATATAATTCAGATATAAAATCGTTAAAAGAACAAGTAAAATATATATGTGAAATGTATGGATGAAGATAAAAAATTACGTCGTAAAGATTATATAAAATTAATAGACGAATATTACAAATCAATAAATCGCACGAATCCGCCCAACTTTAGGGAATATTCAAATCATGAATTAAGGCAAGTTGCTAAAATGTTTAAATTAACACTAAATTAAAATTTAAATAAAATCTAGTATTAATATATACAATGACTTCTAAAGATTTATTTGGTGGTTCATCCATTGCAGACAGTAGCAAAAAGATTTATCTCTCTAATCTAAAACGGCTTACAGATGATAATAAAGTTCCGGTAAAATTAGATTTTTTAAAGGATACAGACAAGGTTATAGAAAAGATAGAAAAAGTAGAGAATCCAAATACACGACGCAGTTACTGGATTGCTGTTGTATCTGTATTAAAGGATAAGAAACCGTACAAAAAATATTATGATGTGTACCATGAAAAGATGATGGGAATTAACTCTGTATTAAATAAAGAGAGTTTCAAGACGGAAAAGACAAAATCAAAACAAGAAAATGTCAAGATGGAAGAACTTTTAGCAAGACAGAAAGAATTACAATCAGTAATGCAAGAACTACAGAAAAAACGGAAGATTACAGATGAACAGTATTCAAGGTTGCACGATTTAGTAGTAACTTCACTGTATACACTACTTCCTCCGCGACGCAATCTTGATTATTCTGCAATGGTTGTAGGAGAACCTACTGAAAATAAAGAATTAAATTATTACCACAATGGTAAGTTTTATTTTAACAATTTTAAGACAAAAAAGACCGGATCACAGACAGTAGATGTACCACAAGAATTGCAAAATATTATTAAATTATGGGTAAAGTTTAAGCGTGGCGAAGATAAGCATCTACTACTAAATGTATCAACGAATGCACCGTATCAAGCACATGAAATTAACCGCGTTATAAAAAAAGCATTCAATAATAGCAACATGGGAGTATCTGTATTAAGGAATGTATACTTGACAACCAACTTTGGAGATGCTATGAAAGAATTGTCAAAAGCAACAGAAGAAATGGGGACAAGTGTAGAAATGGCCCAGAATGTTTACATAAAAAAATAAAATGTTATAGTAGTGTATGTCAGTAGAAAATTATCCGTCTTCTACTTCTCAACCATATCTTGTTGGGACTACATTTAAGTATGAAAGTACTGAACCAACCACTTTAAATGGGAATGGAGACGTACCTATTCTATTAGATGATGCTGGCGACCAAGTATTTATAAATATTCCTTCTGGTATATATGCAGTAAACACAAACTTAACAATATCACCATCAATTAATAATTATACTATTGGTTCAATTAGTGTAAGTGTAAATACGTATGATGATGAAGATGCTTTATTAGTTGCTGGTATATGCGTACAAGTACCTATGTATCAAATTAATTTTCTTGCAGGGCCTAATACACAATATAATGCTGATTATAATAATATTGTTAGTTTTAGCAAACCTGCTCGTTTGTCTGTATCTTGTATATTTGATAATGTAGGAGAAGATGTTGTTATGACTGCTACTTCATTATATGCAACATACATGGGGCCTTGTGTAGTAGATAATTATCTGTAAACATTATAAGTTCAAATAATTTAGAAAAAAAATAAAATATTTTTGTATAGTATGTCCGCTGAAAACTATCCGTCTTCCACTTCGCAACCTTTTGGATCTGGGTATTTGATACAATTAATTACAGGTCCAGATGTAACCATGAATGGTACAAATGCAAATGTACCAATTTTATTAGATGATGCTGGCGATCAAGCATTTTTAGAGCTTCCTGCTGGTGTGTGGGCTATAACTACATATATTGCAGTTCTTCCAGATGCTGCTGATTATGCAATTGGTTCAGTTCAGTTAAATCTGAATACATACGATGATGCTGGGGTTATAGATTACGCTGGTGTAACTCAACAAACTCCATTTCTTCAATTTGTTAATGTAGCCGCACAAAATTATCCTTTTGCTGCTGATTATACCACAGTCGTATCACTTAATAGACTAACACGTTTTTCATTAAGTGTCAATTATGCTGGTGTAGCTGAAGATACTGTAATATCAAATGTTGCTTTATACGCAACATTTCTTGCTCCAAGTGTACGATACAATTTAGCATAAAAATGTTTTCTGAACATACATTATGTCAGTTGCAAACTTTCCAGCGTTTAGATTAAAAATAGATTAATTATATATGATTTTAGATTAATTATATATGATTTTAGATTAATTATATATAATCTAACCAAATTAGATTAATTTTACATATAAATATATCAATAATTTATAAATTATTACCATTAACCATATCAATTTTAATCTATTTTTAATCTTTTCTGTATAGATTAACTATTTTTAATCTAAATTATATGTATATTAATCTATTCATACATATAATTTAATCTGTTTTTAATCTAAACGCCAACTCTGCCGTAATAGTATAAAGATATTAAATTATAAAATATTAAGTATTATTAATTAGATAATTTAGTAGCAACTATATTTGAGAATCCACCTGTAAATTGCACTATTGCAGCGTTACCGCTTACTAATGAACGAAGATTTAGTAAAACACTTCCACCTGCAGGAACTGTAATAATAAAAGAGGTTGACATAAATACATTTATACCAGCACCGCTGAGTAAATTAGCACCAATAACAGAACCTGATAATATAGAAGTTATTATTCCATCTACAAGAACGACACACTGTATATATTGATACGTACTTCCTGCGTTACCTGGATTCCACGATGCTCTTGAAGAAACAGACCATGTACCTTGTGTAAGAACAAGTGGAATTTCAACACCTCCTGCAGTTGCAATAAGATTAGTGGTTACAGGAACTGCACCATCAGCAGTAATAGGTACGTCAATGTCGCCAAAAAGATTTGTAACAGATACTGTTTCGTAAGTAGGACCGTAATTTGCGTAAGACATATTATACAGTTAGATATTTTTTTTTTGACATTTTTTTTTGACATTTTATATATATGAGCATAATATTTCAACCGTTAAGCAATGAAAAAATCATGTCTGCACTTGGCCCAGACACCAAAATTCTTAAGTATTCTGAACTTAAACAGTATAACAGCGTAACGGATCTATTACCTAAAATTAATTCATTCGTAATTCTATTGTTAGAAGATGATTTTAATCACGGACACTGGACATGTTTAATTCGTTACGGTGAAAATAGTTACTATTATTTTAATTCTTACGGACAAAAGTATGACACTGATTTATCCGTTATACCAATGTGCATTAGGAAAATATTAGGTGAAGACCGGCGCGAAATTACGAGGTTATTAGGTGACCATGACTGTGCATGGAATCGTATCAAATTTCAAGGCGAGAAATCACAGGTGTGTGGGCGATATTGTATCTTGGCTTGCAGTATGATTTGCATGATGGGATTTAGTCCGACAGATTTTGAAAACTTTCTTAAGAAACAACAAAAAAATAGCAAAAAATCATACGATCATCTTGTCGCTGGATTTGTCAACATATAACTTATTTTATGTATATACTATATGTACAGACTGGTGGATGCACTGATCCGTCTTGGACGTTATCTTTACGAACTTGGTAACCTAGAAGCCATCAAAAAAAGATTTAACAGTCAGTATTCAAGAATCAGAAGTGATACGTAAATTATTTTCTGATTTTTCTAAAGCCTTTAGGAAAATGTTATATAAAATAGAACATGTAGCAAATACTTTTAGAATTTCAGATAAAATTTATTTGTTTAATTGTTCCTTTAGCATTTTGTTTTCATCAGATAAACGTTTAATCATTAATTTTAAACGTTTATTTTCAGACTCTAACCGTTCATTTTGAGTTGGTGGTAGAAATGAACCTGGAATTAATGACTCCATATTCCTGTGTTTTTCTGTTTCTGTATGTTTATAATAATGACTCTTGATACGAGTGCTATAGTCGCACAAGTTGCATTCATACGTCTTGTACATTTTATGCTATAGGTATATTGTTAAAATAAAATCAATTTTTTTTAAAGCCTTTAGGAAAATGTTATATAAAATAGAACATGTAGCAAATACTTTTGAATTTTCTTAAAAGTTTTCATGGACTATTGAAAGATAATAGCTTGTTAAATATTGGTTTTGGTTTTGTTATTGATAATAGTCTGTCTTTTATTTTTGTTGAGATTACATTTGATGCAAGGAATAATTCTTTGTATTCATCTTCTATTTCTTTGACAAATACATCTGGCTGTATTGACCTGTTAGTTGGTGCAAGACTCATTATATTCTTTATTTTGACTGACAACAAATAAAATGATCTATACGCCAGTATTTCTGATTCTATTCTTTTCTGTAATCCTAAATACAACTCTATACTGGATATAAGTCCACATATAAATGAAATCAGACATGTAATGCTACTTACCATTTCTTGATTGATATATGTTGAGAGTCCTATTGACGCTATACTATTTGCTGACGATAATACAAGAACCGGAATCTTAAAATATTTAATTAAATTAATCAAATATAGATAAGATGATTTATATTCTTCACACATGATTGTGCAGTTGTGTTCGTAATTATATATTAGGTTAGTTATGTCAATAGTCCATATTTCAGATCCGACAAAATCAATCGTAAAGCCGTCATCATTTTTAGTTTCTTCACTTGATTTACTCATTTATATATTGGTGATATTTTTAAGATGTAGTAATGCAAATAATGAAGTTGATAATTAAGCATTCAATCTTACATAATTAAGTGATACATTTTTTCTGTTAAAAGTGCCTGATGTGCCATTTCCCCACGACCATACACCAAATGTAATAGTTGCTGTTGAGGCAAATTGATATAAATAAGTAAAGTTCATATTTTGGTCTTGTCGTCCACTTATTGCTCCATAATGTTTAGATATACAAAGTGCGGTTAATTCGTCTGGACGAGTTGTTAGAATGTTTGAACCTGGGGTTGTCACATTAAAACTATTTGTTGTAGTAGGTGTAACGCTTCCTGCTGAGGTTGTTAGTGTTATTGCTATTTCAGGACTTTCTGACGTAGAGGCAGATGTAAGATTTGTTCTAAAAGTAAATAAATACCAATCTCCAGCAGTTCCATTAATTACTGTTGATATAAATAATTGATACGGAATAGTAATACCAGCATTAGGTGTTCCTTGGGCTGGTGCAACAACTCCTAATGCTGGGTTCGCCCAAGTTGGAACAGAACCAGAACCATTACTTTTTAAATATTGTCCGCTTGTCCCTGCTTGACTATTTACTTGAAGATTACCCAAAAGGTTAGTTGTCTGTGTTGCTCGTCCAAGTGTTGTTCCGGTCGCTGTTGTGTTTCCCAATGCTAATGCTGACGCACTATCTACACTGGGGCAACTCGTTATACTAAAAGTTGACATATTCAAATTGCTTGTTGCTGTTGATACGAATGCTGGTGTTGGTAATGCTTGAAAAGTTGGGGCTGTTGTTGCACCAGTGCTGGTTAATACTTGTCCGCTTGTCCCACTTGAACTATTAAATTGAACGTTCCCTAACAAATTAGTTGTTTGTGTTGCTCGTCCAAGTGTTGTTCCGGTCGCTGTTGTGTTTCCCAATGTTAATGCTGACGCACTGTCTACACTGGGACAACCAGTTATATTATTTGCATTCATATTTATTGCTCCACTTGCTACACCACTTGCAGATATATATGCTGGTAATGCTGTGCCGTTATTTTGTAGTGTTCCCAATACATTTGTTATTTGTCCTGCTGTACCTATTGTTAAAGTGTTTGCTCCGTTCGCAAGAGTTGGAGTTGTTACGGAAGTTGCCGCCAAATTATTTACACCAGTAATACTTTGATTACCTGCGGCACTTCCTAACGACAATACAGTAGATAGTGTTGGTTGTTCTAAAATATTTTGTGGGTTCAATATTAATTCTTGATTGCCTTGTTCCAAACATATACCAACTTTGGACATTATAAAATTAACTTGATTAACTGGTGATGATGTACTTGTCCCTACTGCTATTGCTAATACTTCCTCTGTTGGTAAATATTCGCCTCTGGTATTTGCTATAACCATTCCCCCCAATATATGTCCATATGGAAATGGGTCTTGTTGAGTTCCACTAATATTCATAAACGAACAATAAGGAGATGCTGGTGATGTAGAAAATGTTGGAGCAAATGTTCTTGCGGAATGAGCGAAACCTGGAAAAAAATCATTTACCCCTGTTGGTTTCGTATAAATAGTTATAAATGGTAAATTATCATTGCTGGTTGTCGTAATGTTAAAATAGTTCATATACAATCCGTTTACATCTGCTACAGTCATTTGATAATCTGGGGCAAAAAACCAAGCAACATTTCGTAATGCTACTGAATTGATAAAATACCAACCGTAATATTGATATGCGTTGATTAGTGCTGCTGTTGGTGGTGCTGGTGGATATTGGAAAAATGGGCTGACAGTTGATATATAGTATTCTAATGTGCTTACGATTGGAGTGCTTAATCTTTGTATATCTGCGTAATTGATAATATCAGTATTTGCTGGTGATGTTTTTGACGGTGTGGTTGGATTGATTGCAAAATTATTTGTTCCAGTCCAGTTATTATTACTGGTTAGAAGAGTTGTTCCAGCATTGAGTGTGGATTGAACGAATGAATAATAACTTCCTTCAAAAAATGTTCGTAATGTTACTTGACCACCATTAGTTTTAGTTACACTCAAAATAAATGCTAATCTGTCTGTTAATGCTAATGCTACTGGTGCTGTTATTGGAGCAATCATAGAATATGACGTTGGATTATTATTTGGTGAGGAATTAACGTCTGGACTAATACCGCTTGTAACAATTGGTGTAGAAACACCAGCAGAAGTTACTTTATTTAATTCAAATGAATAATGAACATCTCCGCCTTGTCCGCTTACTGAACCATAAACAAATGCGTCAAATAATCCTGTTGGAAGTTCAGTAATTCCAAGAGGTTCGCTTATAAATCTTGCTACTTCTTGTGTTCCGCTTGTAAAAATTATATCTACTTGTTGTCCTACGGCACTACTTATTGTTTGTGATAATACTTTATAAGTTGGATTAAATGAACTTGTTTGACTGTAATTCAAAAACAAATTGAACCCTCCGCTATACTGACCTACAAGACTGTCAACATAGCCCTTCGTTGCTCCGTCTATACCTTGAACTGGCGGTGGTAAATGAGGTGGTGATACAAAGTTTGCTTGTCCTGTGATCTCAATATTGGTTGCATTAAGATTGAGTGTTCCAGTTGAAGAAGTAATATCATATGTTACCATGTCTAAATTGCTTTCTGCTGTACCAACCCAACCTCCTCCTCCTCCTGCATCAGCCCACTCAAATTCATTTCCAGTTGCTGTTCTTGTAAGAACTTGACCTGCTGTTCCATATCCATTACTACCAACATTAAGTCCATTACTGAATAAATAAACTGAATTAGTTGGTGTTGTCAATTGTAAATATGGTTCATCACCTTGATTTACTAATCTTGCGTATCTTTGTTCTCCAAAACTGTCTACTGAAATAATATCATGAGTAATATTAGTAGAAGGAAATGGGTCACCAGTTGGAGAAGTCATTTTGAAAGCACTATGTGTCAATTGTGAGTATTGGTCGTTTGCTACATTATAGCAATTTACTTCGCCATTAAATCCGTTATGTCCCATAGAAACTAATGTTTTTAAGGTTACTCCACTATTAGATAAAGCAATAACTTGACCGTCAATGGTTGCTACATCCTGCTCTACTCCCTCAAACTCTTTTTTTAATTTTATAAAACCTTCTGTAATTTGAGTGGTTGCTTTATCACCAAGTGTGCTTCCATCTGTTACATTAATACCTGCAACAGGTTCAACTGATATTTCAGGCTGATAATCAGGTAAAAATCCTTTTTTGGTTACAGTAAGTGTATCTGCCGTTAGAGAAGAAGTTGCTGTTGCAACATTATTATTATAATTATTTATTTCTACTTTTTCTGTTGTTATTTCACACTTTGATATTGGATTAGGGACAGTAGGAGGAGTTATAAATCCGTCTTGATGTTGTAGTGTTATTGTTTGTTTCGTTGCTACATTTGAGTATTCTTCATATAAAAAGACACCGTCTGCTTTTATATTATTAATATTATTAGAAGCAAAATTCATACTATTTGTTTGATAATCAGAAAGACCATTTGTTGTGTCTTGTGTACTTATACCAGTCTCTGTTATTGTTGTAGTAAAAAATGTATCTGCTGATTGACTTATAATACTTGTATTAGTTGCTACATTTCCTACGTCTAATACTTGCTGTAAATCTTGTGATCCTCCGCCTCCTCCACCCTGTGCTAATGTTAGTGCAAGTAATGTATTGTATTTTGCATTTAACGCTCCAAAACCATAAGCTCTTGACATACTTTAGGAATATATTTTATTCTGATAAAAAAACATAATTCATAATTTTTTTTTCTAATTATGAATTATGGAAGCTGTAAAAGAAAAGAAAGTTCGTGTTAAGGAAGTAAAACCAATTTTTGTTGAAGAGTTAGCAAAAGAAGTCATGAAAGTTAAGAAGCCACGTGTCAAGAAAGTCGCTGAACCTGAACCTATGCCTTCACCTTCTAAATTAGTTGAAAGTGCGACAGAAGTTCCTAAAGTTGTTCGCCGTGGTCGTCCGGTAAATCCAAACAGCAAGCGTCAACAGCGGTTGATGAAGTCTGTTTTGTCACCTGTTCCTCTTCCCCTTGAAGGTGGTAACATGATGGTTAAGAAAAAGGGCGAGAAAATTCCAAAACGAATGATGTGACTTTTATATTTTAAGTATGTAACGATATTTATTTTGTTTGCAATTACAACCGCGACATATTATGGAACAATTCATTTTTAAGTGTCCTATGCTATCATCTGTACGGTCTACTGTAGCAAAATCATCATCATACGGATTTAGATATTGTAATTCAACTTTACAATATTTACAATGTGTTGTCTCACAAATTTCATTAATTGACCAATCAAAATCAAGGTCACACTCCCTTCCTTTTTTCTTATCAGATATCCGTGAGGAATGTAGGATAGCCCTTGCTCTACGTACCAACGGATCTATACACAATTTACAATCATGCTCGCGTGTATTATGTATACAGTAGTCACTGCTTCGTCTCCTGTCACTGCATTCAATACACGTATTTGTCACCGTGTTTATCCCTCGCACAACAAAATCACATTCTGATTTCTCTGATTTGCAACACCTACAAATTTTCATAGTTATATTATGAAAATATTAAAATAGATTATTTTTAAACATAAAAACTTTTTCCTAAATAATGTATATGCAAACTTTAGAAACTATTATCAATAGATACAATGTTCAAGATTCTGATCCGACCTTTGACATAGACCATTTTATTTTATACTACGATTCTCGTCAGGATTTTAATGTCAATTTACCGGAAAATTTTGTAATTAAAACTTATTACAAACAATTGTACCGTGAAGTTGAAGCTGATTATGTTGAAGAACAAATGAGACTATACTACAACAGGCCACAAGTATAAAAAAATTGAAAGGATAATCTTAAAATGGTAACAGCAAATACCATGGATTGGGCATCACTCCCTGAAGACATCATCAGTCACATTATGGAATTCTGGAGTCACAAATTAGAAATGAAATGGAAGCGAATTGTTAACCTCATAGATAGATATCACGGTATAATAACTTTTCGTGACCCAAATACATATCTAACTAAATTAATGACATTCTCAAAACCATCTCACTTTTCATCGTTTGATTTAAATATACCAACTTACCGTTTTACTAAAGAATGTCTCATTGTGTCTCACAAACATGGGCCTGATTCTCGTTTTAATTTTAAAAAATATTTACACAAATATCACTCTTATCTACAGACAGATGTAATTGGTGTATATAAACGTATAACTTGGTATTTTATGCGAGCATTATGTAAAAATCATGACGAATATCATGCGATGTATAAACGTTACTGTGACGAAAGAGGGCGCAAACTCTGTTAAAAAATGATTTAAATATTTTTTTTATTGATATAGTATATACATGGTTGCATCAGCATTGCGCCAAGCCCAAAATCAACGTTACTACGCTAACCATAAAGATTTATGTAAGACAATTGTATCTAACTGGCGTGACAAAAACCGCAATCACATTAATGAACTCCAACGCAAATATGATGCAAAAAAGAAACTATGGCGCAACATTGTCAAGGAATTCAACAGAATTCTTCTGGATTGAGAATCTTTAGGAATATTTTAATTCTTTTTTTTTAAAGAATTAAAATTAAAAGTTAAAGAATAAAATCTTGTTATAGTATATAATGAACGTCAACGAAATTCTCAACCTACCATTTGAAAATATTGTCGGAATAAAAACGAAACTTAAGGAAAATGGAAACTGGGAAAAAGAATTTTATGGGTTTAACAAAAAATGGACTAAAACTCAAGCAGAAAATTTTGCAGAACGAAAAGAACGTGACAACGAAAATGTTATTGGTGTCATGAAAAATATTAATCTAAAAAATACAGGATTTGCGTGTATTGATATTGACGAAGATCTCAATTATTTTGACATGATAAATGCTTTTCCTATATTAAAAAATACACTTTTTGTAAAAGGTAATACAAAAGGTGGACACTTTTACTTTAAAACTGACTGGAATGGTAACAAAAATATCCAGAATTGTTTTGACGGAATCGTTGGAGACATATTAGGTGAAAAAGTATTTGAAAGATACGACAAGGAATGGTTACATACTATACAATTTATAACATCACACCAATTGAGTGACATGGTTAAATCATCTGTTTCTCACTATTTTGAAGATACAACTGATTCTGAAAGTTGCACAGAAAGTATTGGAAGTATTCCTTCTGTATCGTCTTCTGTACAATTTGGACCTTTTGAACGCGCAATTCTTGATAATATTTCATGTGATAAATATACATCTTATATGGACTGGTTAAAGTTTATATGGGCTATTAAATGCACTGGATTTAGTAATTACCTTGACATTGCAGACGAATACTCCAGGCGTGTTGATGGTTACGTATCTCGTGAAGATGTAGAAGAAAAATTAAATAATTGTAAAGATGTAAGAATTGGCTGGGGATATCTCGTGAACTGTAGCAAAAAAAGTAACTTTAGTCAACACAAAGTTATCATGGCCGACAAAATACTAAAAGAACCATGTATCACGGAATATGATTTTGCTATGATTGCAGTAGATTTAATTGACACCGTTATCAGGCACAACGACCAACTTTACTACTACGAAAATGGATTTTGGACATTAGATGATACTAATAAAGAAAGTATCATTAAAAAATTGTTACTAGATACTCTAAAAAAATATTGGATTGACGTTCAAAAATTATACCTTACTTACAACCTAGAAGATGATGCTATCCAGAAAAGAATTAAAAAAATTAGTCACTGCATTATTGACTCAAAAAAACATGATAAATTAAATAACACTCACGCTTTTTACAGAATGGAATTACCTAACCATACTGAATCTATATTTGATAAGAATCCTTACCTATTCTGTTTTAATAATAAGGCTTACAATCTTTTAACATGCAAAGAACACACACTGCTGAAAGAAGACTATGTCTTGCTACGTACTGGTAATGATTACGTAGAACCAACAAATGACCAGATTGAACTAGTCAAAAAATTACTTACACAAATATTCCCAAATCCAGAAATTCATGACTGTTATCTATCTATTTTATTCCAAGGTATGACTGGAATTAGGACAGAAAAGTTTTTCCTCGCCAACGGATCTGGGCGAAACGGTAAAGGATTACTAAATGAATTGTTTATGGAACTGATTAAAAATTATGGCTACATTCTTCCAGTAGATGTACTCACATCTAAAAAGGATATTGGAACTGGTGCTAATCCTCAAATTGCTAATTGTCATAAAAAAAGATTTATCCTTTCTCGTGAACCTGAAGAAGGTGCTAAAATACGCACTTCCACTATCAAAGAAATGACTGGCGGATGCGAAATAAATGCTCGTCAACTATATTCAGGTAAATGTCAGGTAATCATGGAACAAATTCAAATGCTAGAGTGTAACCAAAAACCGCAACTATCCGGTACGATGAATGACGCAATCCAGGAAAGAATTGTTGACATCCCATTTGTATCCCTATTCACTACTGTGGACGAAGCAGACGAAGAAAACCATATCTACCCTGTAAATACATTTTACAAGAGTGAGATATTTCGTGAGCAACATCGCTGTGCGCTGTTTCATGTTTTATTATCTGCTAAAAAGGAACTCTATATTCCTGCAGAAATTAAAGCTAAATCTAAAGAATATGTGTTGTCTAGTGATGAAATTTATACGTGGATGGAAGAAAAATATGAGAAGGGTACTGACGACGACATTATCAGTGCAAAAGATTTATACAATGACTATTGTGCAAGCTCGTTGTATTTACACTTATCCAAAGAAGAGAAGAGGCTTATGAGTAAGAAGAATTTTACTGGTTTACTGAAATCTAGCATTGGATTCCGTGGTAAATACCGTGAAGATCAAAAAATGATTAATGGCGTACGGTATTGGGAGCGGATTCATGGCTGGAAAAAACAAGAAATGGATATATTGAGTGAATTATAGGTTCGTTAGACAATTACCTAAATTACCTAAATCTTGCCTACCAAGTCAATAAACTCCTACTATACTATATTCCCCTATACCACTTTGTTGTTTTGATGGGCAAGATTTAGGTAATTTAGGTAATCCTATAAGTTATAATAAAAAAACAAGCAACAGAGGACGAAGCAGACTTACATGTTGTCAATCAAAAACTGAATTGTACCAAACATATGTTTAGCACGACGGATGCCGTGATCGTCTAGCGTACCATTTTCATGTTTATACTGTACAATAGATTTGTGTAATGTAAATTTTTTTATTGCTTTTTTTCTGTCTCCTTTCATGATGTGGAAACATATACGTCCTTCAGCTTTTATCACAGGAGGAATTTTGTCATTCCAGTGAGAGTTGGAATCGTACACAGATTCAGCATAATCTTTCGTGCCTACTTCCAAGATATATTCTTGCATGTGTTTAGACGACATTGTTTTATGGTTGGATGCATCAACCTACTTGGGAAAATGAATTCAATTTTTTTGTAGATCCGTTGAGTCTAATTATGTTAAAAAATGTAATTAGACATTGTAACAAATCCGGTAAAAAAAGTGTTATTGAGTTAAGGAAAAGTTTGCTGTATCATGAGTTCATATTTTTCTATTTGTAGCTTAAACAGCAGTGCTTTAACGCGTAGTGATTCTTCGCCAGACAATTCTGAAACTTCTCCTTCTACATCTAGCAAAGTTGGAGATACTTCATCACCAAAAATCTCATCATCCAATATTTTTTGAAGGTATCGTTTGTAGCGGTCAAATGTCTTGAGTGTTTTTTCTTTATTTTTGTTGTAGATGTGTCCAAAAAGTTGCACATTCATTACATCAATTTTTTTGTCTATGTCATCTCCGTCAGACTTTAGTGAGGTTGTGAATTTATGATAGTTTGCCTTGCAAGTTTCACGAACATCTATAACACCGCGTTTCAAACCATCTATAAGTTCTTTATAATGTTGAATCATTTGTTCAGTTGGTGTTTCATGTGTTTTTAGCCACACATGACGACACGGCTCACTGCAAAAGTGACGACCTTTGTCATTGATTTCTTCGCCTTTCTCCAAAGCTACGTCACAGAATCCGCAGTAGTTGACAGATGCTTTGGATTTCTTTAATGCGGCCATATTGTTGTTGTGTTGGATGCATCAACCTACTTGGGAAAATGAATTCAATTTTTTTTATAAATCCGTTGAGCCTAATTATATTAAAAAAATGTAATTAGACATTGTAACAAATCCGTTGAAAAAAAGTGTTATTGGTTATGAGTTCAGTAGGTCAACAAGGTGTTGCAATTGTTGTTTTTTATATTGTTGCAATAATAGTTCGTCAGCAGGAGAAGAGACGGCACGAATAACATTGAAACCTTCAGCATCAACAAGTTTTGCACCGCGACATTTTTCGCATCGTTTGCAGTGCATTTTCAGCCATTGTTTTGATTGTTTTTCGTCAACGAATTCTTTTGTCTGCTGTGTGCATGGTAGCGTCCATGAAAATGTATTGGTATATACCCACTTGGATGACATGGTAAATTGTATGCATCAACCTACTTGGTGAAATGAATTCAATTTTTTTTGAATCCGTTAACAGTTTAATTAAAAATGTAATTAAATTTATATAAATCCGTTGAACAAAAAAAAATTGAAATTAAAATCCCAAAGTAGTGAATGCATCAATCTATCATGGACGGTCTTATGAATCTCGCAATCCATTACCACCGCATTACTCATCTGGAATTACAGTTCCAGCTTCAACAGAAAAATCGCGAATTGTTGGGGCAGATGGTACTGTATATGTGGCGAAAGTATAAAAATAATCAACTACGATATGAATTACAAAGTATGACTGCGATTGGGCAGTGCATACTTGACTACGAATAACTACATAATCTTTTTTTTATTGAAAACTTGCTCTTACACCATTTTCTGCAAGCGTATCTATCAGTTCAGTTTTCATTTCTTCTATATCACACATAGCATTTATACGTCTATCAAGTGCATCCACTGTAGTATCGTCTTCTAAATCATATTCACCGTCATCTTCAATTAATGGATAATCGTCTTCAACTGTGTTGTACTGATTAGTTGTGTTAAATAATTCAATACACGGATATACAAACGTTTCTAACAATAATTCTACATATTTAGATGCTACGCGGCGTATTTCTGGAGTTGAACCTTTTTCTTCTATTTCTCTTAACTGACCAATTCGTTGCAGTGCAAACATTATGTGATATTTTAGTGCGTCTTCTATAGCTTGCCTCCGTTTCCAGTTTGAACCTTGTTGTTCCTCTGTAGATTCAGCTGGTTCTTGAGTTTGTTCTGTAGTTTGTTCTGCGACTGGTTTAAGTGGATCAGATAAAAATGATTTTGGTGGTCTTCCACGCCTTGCAGGAGCTGATCCTGGAATTACTTCTTTTGGTTGTCTTTCGCGTTTCACAGGAAGTGAACCTGGTATTTTTTTTGGTCTTCCTCGCCTTGCAGGAGCTGATTCCATATTATACAGAATAGAAAATAAATATTAAGTAAGTAATTGTTTGTATGGTTGTTTATTACGTATTAACCTATTTATTTCTCTTTCTATTAATATTAAATGATAAATGTCAGGATAATCAAACCACTCGCTAATATCAATATCAGGAATGTCATTTTCCATTATTTCCGGGACAAAATATGTATCCATAAAATGTTTATTTAATTTTTTTCTAATTTCGTCGTAATAATATTGAGATGTTGCACACCATTTTCCGTTAGGAAGACGGTGCAATGCACTTTTTTGTAATTGTATGGCTTTCACAAATGGATTTAACAATATTTTAATAAAAAAATTACTATTATCTCTTGATTTCCACTCTGATGCAGAAAGATGTTGTGTTGGAAAATACGCTCTATACGTAAAATCTTTATTATATTTTCCTTCATGAGGGCTTTGGACAGGATATTTTCCCATATAGACGGTTGGGGCACTTTTTACATCACCAATTGGTTTACTTCTTACGATACGAAAATACTCATCTAATAACTGTTTGTATGTCTTGTTGTTTTGTGGCTGTAGTCGTATGTTTGCTAACATTTGTTCTACTGCTTCTCTTGCCTTATCTTTAGTTATAATTTCTCTGTAAAACATCAGCAGTGTATCTGTTGTTGGTATTTTCATTTCTAATCCGTATTCTTTTAAAGTTTCAGATTCTTCAGGTGTGTAATGAAGTAAATTATAAGTATAATTTTCAGACCTCAGATAGTTTTTAGATTCTTTTAGTATAAATTCCAAAGCATCTTGTATTGTTCCTCCGTCTTTAACAGTAACATAACGACTTGAGTCCTCGCTCTTGTGTAATACTTTTCCGTCCTCCGTAATTAACCATGTTCTTCTGTAAGTATCATTATCCTTAAAAAGTGCAATTACATTTTTTGATTTTGGTGTTGCTTCAGCACGTGGTTCAGCAAGTTGTTCTTGCAGTAATGCTAACCTGGATTTAGCAGGTATTCTTGTTTTCTTGGTTGCTAATACGAATTTTATTTTACCTAATCTATCATTTTGTTTTGACAACCATCGTTTAACAGATAAACCATCAGGCACAAGATTATTACTGTCTGTTGCATCTACGTCAATATCTTTGAATGCTTGAGTCAAATCTAGTCTACGTACTTCTGGTAATGTAATTTTTTTTAATTGATCTTCGCTAAATTTAGCACATTCTTTTTGGAATCTAGCATTGTATAATTCAGACATGGATTCAGCGGCTTGTTTAAATTTTTGTTTACGTGTTTTTTCAGATACTATGTGGTATAGTGCAGAAAAAAAATAAGTTTCTTGAACCAGTCTGTCATCTATTGCTGGTTCAGCTGACCTTGCTTCAACTGCTGGTTCGTTAACTAATACTAAACGACGACGTCTTGCTTCAGCTGGTCTTGCTTCAGCTGGT